AAGATTATTTTTTGACATTACATTTGAACTATCAAAAATAGTAAATGGATTAGAAACTCTTAATCTTCCAAATGCATCATAAGCATTTGATCCATTTCCACCACCAATAACGGTTGGTTCTACGTTAACATTATTACATCCAGACATTAGCAACCAAACCTCATATTAAACCATGCAAATCTCTGCAATTCTTGTTTTAAATCTTCTTGATAACCAAAATTTAATTGGTTTTTTTGTGTATCTAAAGCTTCTATTAACTGTCTATGATTATCTACTCCGGTTTGTTGATCCATGATTACATCTGGAAATACCGCTGTAATTTTTGCCATTATCTTCTTCCTCCAGCTGCTATATCTAATCTTAATGTACCATAACGCCAAGATTCATCAACTGCATCATTTTCAATTTTAATACTCACTTGTCTACCTCTTACTCTAGTACTTATAAAGTTTGTACTAGTAGTAATAGTAAATGGCCCAGTGATCAAAGGTCCATTAGAATCACTCTGTTTTGCTTCTGCAGGATAATCTCTAAAAAATAAAGTTATCTTTGCATTGCCATCTAAATTTTTAAAGTCAGGAATAAATCTAGATATTCTCATAATAAATTCTCCATCTCCAGCTAATCCTTGTTCAGACAAATCATAATCTCCTGATTGAATATAAGAAGAAATAGCAGTAGCATTACCATTAGCATCCACTTGATTAACCCCTGTTTCATGAGCCCAATATTTGGAAGCACCAAAGGTATTAGTAACTCCATTAATAGTAGGAAAACTAGGTGTCGCAGTCCTGGTATATTCCGTGGCATAAGGTAAATTATAAGTGTGTGCATCATTATAAGATGTTCGAGACAAAGAACCAGTTGTCCAACTTTGTTCCATAAAATTATAAACAACTGTTCTATTAATTTGTTGAGAATTACTAGATGCATAAAACCATCCTACTTCATTATACAAAGAATTATGATAGCCATAAGTAATTAGATTAGCATCAGAATTAAGTCCTGGTGCTCCACCTTGTGTAGTGAATACAAAATCTTCAACCAATGAAGGTAGTTGTTTTACAGTACCATCATACATAAAAAATCCTCCACCAAAACCCATCCAATAAACAGCGCCTTGTGCATAGACTGCCGCATGTTGACCTAAACATCCACAGTTAGAACCCACTTGTCGTAATGAGAATGTAAAAGGTGGTCCCACAAATTGAATTACATAAGCAGCTTGATCCGTAAGTACTAATACATAGTCTTTACCTTGTACCGCTGTTATAATTTCATTTCCTTGGTCAAGGGTAAATGTACCTGCGGTATTAGTTGCAGTAGGATTCCATACACTTATATCTTCTTGATTAGAAAATCTTATAAACATTTTATTTTGAGTAGAAGGACTTCCAACGGTTTCTTCTGTTCCCATTAAGAATAAATGTCTATCTCTGTCGGATACTAAACTTAATAAAGATGTAGTAGGTGCGTTGGCAACAATAACTGCTCTTGTATCTAATGCTGAAGGAGTGCCTGGACTCCAAGTAAAGGTTGCACCGTTTCTTATCGTTGCAACTAGCAACTGGCCGTAATTATCGAGTGACCAGGAGCCAGGATCAAGTGTTACATTTGTTACTGATGCAGCTTCACCCCATTCTTCTGATCCCCAACTATCAACACCCCAACCATAAGCTGATGTTTGAAACACAGGGCCAATATTAATATATGAATTTAATGTTGCCGAACCTTGTGCGGACATACCTGATCCAGATTCATTAGATGGCATTGTGATTGTAAAAGTATTAGCTGTTGGTTGTGAAATAACTTCAAATAGATTTGTTGTAAAATCTGCTGTAGTATATCCAGTTACTCCTCCACCTGGTAAGGTAACTGTTTTAAATTTAAAATAGTCCCCAACAAGTAAACCATGTGAAGTTAAGTTTACGGTGACTGTTGCTGATCCTGTTGTTGAATCAAAAGTACATCCTGTTTGATCTGCATTGATAGGTGTAATGTCATAAAATCCACCTTCATAATAAATGATTAATACTTTGGATGTACCTAATGCGGCATATTTTCTTCCATTTAAATCTGTCCAAGTATGTTGATCACGAATAGGGCCAGATATTTGACTATCTACTAACTGTTCCCAACCACCTATTTTTTCAGCTTGGCCATAACGAAAACGTACATTATTTCCGTCTATCCATTGACCTTCAGCTCCGGTAGCGGTCTGTTGCTTATTAAAACCTGGTTTAAAATTGATCTTTTGTAAAGGCATAATACTCCTTTATATAGACTTTATCTATAAATGCACTATTTTTTTGGTAGTACTATATTCCATTCTAGCTTATATATCAAATCTTTTTACAATGCTTATTGATGAAAAGATGAATTAACATAGTTAAAATTTATAACTACTCTTCTTTTTTTATTCGTTACAGTTGATCCCGTATGTTTAATACATGCATCAAATTCAACTAAACGATTTGATTTACTTTTTACAATTTTTCCTGTTTCAAATTTAGTATAGCCATCATTATCATTTAAATAAAAAATTGCTGTTTTTGCATTTTTTACATGCGAATCAATATGTAATCCGTGTTCATATATTTCATGATGTTTAGTTAATAGATTTGCTTTAATTCTTATTAATTTTTTTATTTTTAATTTTTCTATAAAAGGATTTAGTATTTCAAAATCGTTTGAATTAATAGCATCGTCCTTAAAAAAAATATGTGTAAATTGAAAAGAACTGTCTGGTTCTCCTTCTCCCGTACCATAATTTACTCCATTATTCCAATACCATGGAAAAAATGAACTCATCATTCTTTCATGTAAATTATTAAAAATATCTTTCTTTAAAAAATTATCTTTTACTTTTAAGGTCATTAGGTAATCCTAAATGTATTCTACCGTCATATTTATTTTCTTTAGAACCTTTAGTTGCTTTATTATTATAATGCAAAAATACTTGACCACACAACTTGCCTTTAAATGGTTCTCTCCAATGTTCAAGAATATTTCCTCTATAAACTAACATGTCTCCAGGTTTTAATTTAACTTGTATATCTTTATTATTTTTTGATTTTAAAAAGATATCCCAATGATCCCCTCCTAAATTTAAAGTAGTTGATATTTCACAACTAAATCGATCTTTATGTTTTTTTAAAATCTGACCTGTCTCATAGACTCTTGTGTATGAATATGTCTCAATTAATTTTAGACCTGTAGTTTTTTCCATAATAGGTTTGACTTCAGTTAATAAAACATCCATGGCAATATCTCCATATGCAGAAAAAGCACCTGGAACTTGCGGGTCTTTAAACGTTCCGTGTCTGTCATCATAAGGAGTGATATAGTTTGTTTCGATATATGTTTTTAAAACATCTCTTTTAAGTAAAAGATACTTGTAAATAAAATTAGCAACTTTAGAATCAATTGCTTTTTCAATAATAGTATATCCTTCTTTCTTAAAACTCATAATTAATTATAACTAAAAACCATTTTGATATTGAAAGAAATTGCATATTTAGGTTTAGGAAAAAAACTTCTTGCTGCTTTATGTTTTAAGCATGAAGAAAACAATACAAATTTTCCTTTTTCTGGTTTTACAAATCTTTTTAATTCAGGAAATTCTAATAATTGTTGATGGTCGTTTAAATAAATAACACCAGATAAATACGCTGGCTCGTGATCATGTTCCATGGTTCTATCACCCATGTCTTCTCGTAATCCCCATGACTGCCATAAACTATAAGTTTTTATAAAAGGAATTTCATCAAGTTTGTCATTAATTAAATATATAAATTTTAAAAACTCTGGGTCTTTATTAAAATATTCCCAATCTGTCATTTTTCCCTGAACGTTTGTTTTATAATTATTGGGAGATATAATAATTCCCTCTTCAATTCTTTTGATTAAATGCTTAAAATCTAAATCAACTTTACCTACAAGATATAAAATATCTCTAGGTATTTTTGTCCAAAGTTCTTTTTCAATAATCATCGATAAGGTTTTCCTACACTCCATAGCACTAAAGAATGCCTTGTTCCGCTTGTAACAGGCGTAACTCTATGCCAAACAAAACTAGGAAATACAATAATAGATCCTTTTTCTTTTATTTCTTTACAAGGATAATTTTTTACTTTTGGTTCATCTCTATATTGAAATTCTAAAGTACCTCCTTTATATTCTTTAGGATTACTTAATGAAACAATTGCAGATAATTTTCTAATTTTACCATTAAAATTTGGATCAGTAGATTGCATGGGATTAGCAAACTGATCAGAATGCCAACTATAATGTTGTGTTTTATTATATATCGTAAATTGACAATCTTCCATCCAATCAATATCAAAATTCCATCCAGCTTCTTTATTTGCTTCGTTAATAAAAGGAACAATCGCATTATAGATCCATTCATCATTCATCCAAATAACATTTGAATTTCTTATTTTTAATAAATCTTTATTAGCTTTTTGTTTGTTTTTAGATTTTTCTAAAATTTTTTTCTCTGAACCAATTTTTCCTTTTTCTTGGTTTTTATTTAATCCATGTTTAATGATGTCATCACAAAATTTATGTGACAAAGCTTTTTTAAAATAATAGTAATAATTCTGTAGTATCATTTAATCTTTCTAAATTATAGTTTTATGTAGCAATCTCCCATTCTGAAGTTGTTATATTCCAATTATACCTTGTTGTAAAGTTATTATTTTCTAAATCACTAATTAAATAAGAAAACCATTGTTGATTTGTTTCATCCCAATGAATAATATGAGTGTCATCATAACCTGTAGGTTTTGCAATAGGGGGTTGCCAATCGTTATTAGCATCTAATGTCCATGAGTCATAAGGCTGAGGTTGAACAAATTCATCTGCATTTGCGTCATAAGTATAACCTATTCCTGCGTATTGTTTTCTAAATCTATGATTATAAGAAGTTTGTTTCCAAGTACCGCCAAGAAGATTAGCACAATAAATTTCACCATCAACATGTTTGTCATTGTCACCTAAAATTCCAGAACCTGCTGGAATATCATTGGCAACAACAATGACTTGTGTAACGATATTATTTTCATCTAATTTTGCAAAATGTGCCATTAGTCTATGGTTACCGTTCCTGTAGTTATAAATTTAGCCCATGTTGCACTGCCATCTGTTCCTGTTGTATTAGAACCGGGAGTGACCGTAAATGTAGCACCTTCGGGTGATCGTAAATAAACTATTCCAGAACCTCCAGCTGCTCCAAATGTGGCAGGACTTCCGCCGCCACCACCGCCGCCACCGCCGCCAGTGTTAACTTGGCCTGCGGTTGCAACAGGACCTCCTCCTGGGTTATATTCACTTCCTGCTCCGCCGCCGCCAACACCACCTGAACCAGCAGTGCCTGATAATCTAGGAGTTGAAATAATTCCACCTCCACCTCCACCCGCTAAAGCGAAAGGAGTTCCTGTAATACCTATTGTTAAACCTGCACCACCATTTCCTCCACTACCAGACGGACCGGGTGCATTACTTCCTCCTGCTCCTACAGCATTTTTTCCACCGCCACCACCTCCAGCAGCGTTTTGTCCTGATTCTGGAGTTCCAGCACCACCCGCAGAACCACGACCAGCAGTTCCAGCACCACCAGAACCGCCGCCTTGTTGAGCATTTCCTGAACCTCCTCCGCCAGATCCACCAGGATCTCCTGATATACCTGCAGCACCACCTGGGTTGTTTGTTCCGCCTTTTCCTCCACCAGCTGATGAAATAGTTCCTCCATACTGAGCTGGAAAAGCAACACTTGAAGATGCTCCTGATGTAAGAACAGCGCCACCACCACCTACTGTGACTACAAAGGGACCTGTTCCTGATTCTACGTCTGAGATTGCGCTTACGGGTCCTTCATCAAAAGATGAAACAAGGCCACCTGCTCCACCTCCACCAGCGATTGCATTTCCACCACCACCACCACCAGCGGTTACTAAATAATGAATTTCGTATTTTTTCTTTCCACCTCTTCCGAAGCCACCTTTAGAAACTGCTCCAAATGTACCTAATAAAGGCATTTTAAATTATCTCCTTATGCGAACTGGGTTTGAGACGCAAACACTGTGAATGTAGCATCCGCAGTTTTAAAAATAGTATAAGTGTAGACATCAACTGAGTTTGTGTTTCCAGAAGTAGGTGCTGAACCACCTTGCCACTCAGGAGTAACTCCAGAACCATCAATTTGAACTGCTGAGTTGTAATATGCTGTCCCAGTTTGAGTTACAAGATGAGCTATAGTTATTGACTCACCAGTGTCCATAATACTATTTAATGAATTTGTTCCATCGCCTCTGATATTTAATGTCCAGTTACCAGATGCTGCTGTTGTGTAATACAATACTGCTTGAGTTGTGACATCATAGTTAACTGTTCCAGTAGCAGCTGTAGCCGATACTGTTACTTTTTCTGCAGTTTGTTCAATTTTACCTGCTCCTAAAACAACTCTGCCAATACCTTTTGGTGTTATGTTTAAATCAATATTTGAATCAGTTCCAACTGCCGCTATATCAGGTCCTGATCCCGTAGCTTGGTTAGTTACATCAATAAAGTTTACAGCTGAAGCTGTTTTTTGAAATCTAATATATGGATTATTTGAATCATCTTCAATTGCACCTGCATCATCAACAACAATATCATTGCCATTTGTATCTAATACCGCCGATAACTGTGGGGCATAATCATTTGATAATTTTCCAATATTTGAATCTGCAACATCTGTTCCATTTACATATAAAATTTTTGAACCTTTATCAGTCGCTGAAAAAGTTATACCTGTTTGACCAGAAACTAATACCGTTACTGTGTGTGCACCTGAAGTGCTATTTTTAATAATATAAACTTTATTTGTTACAGTTGATGGAACAGTTACGTCAACGTTACCAGTAATGGTTCCTGTTAATTCAATAACTGCATTTTTACCATTAGAAGTTAATCCATTTGTAAAAGATAATGTTGCTCCTGTAGTTGCGTTTAATGTAACTTGTTGAAAACCAGCAATGGCTTGTTGAAGAATAACTAAGTTTGTATTTGTAATATCACCCCATAGTCCAGCTTTTTCACCGGTAACCATTAACTCTAGTTTAAGGTCTGTTGAATAACTTGATGCCATATTTTTTAATTCCTTATTGTGTTATTTTATTTATGCGGCTGTGTCAATTATATTCCAATTAACACTAGTTCCGGTAGATACTTCTATATAGTTTACTGTAGTTCCTGTGTCAACAAACTGCCAGGATTGTATATTAATTGATCCTAGATCAAGTGTCAACGCATTTCCTGTTAAAGGTACTTCTGCTGAAGCACCTGCTATCGCTGTTCCTACAGCAGTGTTTAGCTGTTGTCCGGTAGTATTAGCAAAAGTTACAGCATCTAATACTGCTGTTCCTAAATTAACTGTTAATTCAATACCTGTAACATCAATGTCAGCTGTTCCAGAAGCCGTACTTAAACCTATTCCAACAGTCATTTCAATACCAGTAACTGTAGCATCTGGACTTGGATCCACTGTTCCTTCAGCTGAAGTTAAACCTATTCCAGAAAGTTCTACAATGGTAACAGGTTTTACTTCTACTGTTCCTTCTGATAAATTTAATTGCTGACCTGTTGTTTCTGTAATAACGGATAATGTAGAAGTACCCCAGTCATTTTGACCCCAAGTTAATCTTCCCCAACCTACATTAATTTCTCCTGTTACGATTACATTACCTTCTGCAATATTAACTTGAGAACCGGTAACTTCCGCATCAGGAGCTGGATCTAATGCTCCAAGATTTGTACTTAAATTAACACCGGTTAGAGGAACTCCAATACCAATAATTGTGTCTCCCACTGTAGAAGTGAGTTGTAAACCTGTAGGAATAACATCTGGATCTGTTTGCGCTTGGCCTGCAGCGGTTGTTAATGAAACAGAAGTTGGAAATACATTTGCATTAGCTTTTATGGTTTCATCGCCTAAAGCTGTTGTTATACCAACGCCCGTAACTTGAACAATAGCATTTGTTCCGCCTAAAGCGGAAATGGGGGATTGAGAAATTGCTGTAATACCTAATGCCAATGTAAACTCCTATATGGGTATTATAGCGTGAAAAGATTTATAATTCTACCCGTTTGTTGAATTCCAAGTTAAACTTTCTTCGTCCCATACACACGTTTCATCTGGTTTAGGTACTGGTGGTTGCCATACATTATTTACTAATGTCCAAGATGGATGAGGTTGTGGTTCTGTATAAACTCCATTTAAATAGGTTCCATAAATTTGCATAGTATCACTAGCAACACAAATCCAGTGGGGTTGTTCGTTTTCAAAACCTTTTGGTATACCTGTTTGAATTGTATCATATTCAATGCAATTTACAATTTTTCCAGTTAATGTGTCTATAATACAATGTCTAATCATAATTTAAAAATAAGCTGTTATACTAATAAATCCAGAAGCACCAGCTCCACCTGTTGCAGTTCCAGATCCACCCGCTCCACCCGCTCCAACTGCATAAGAATAAGTAGCTGAAGGAGAAGTAATTATTTTTTCTAAATATGCACCAGCTGCACCACTACCAAATACTTGAAGTGTACCGCCTTGTCCACCAGATCCTCCACCTGATCCGGGAGCCTCTCCAGCTCCACCATTACCATATCCATTTGTACCACCAGCACCTCCACTTCCAAATGCAGAGGCAGCTCCTGGTAATCCATATAAACCTCCAACAACAGCACCTTGTCCGGTTCCTCTTCCACCTTTAAAATTTAAATCACCTCCAGTTGCTGTTCCTCCGCCTGAACCTCCACCAGGAGTTCCTCCTCCTCCACCAGTGCAAGTTAAAAATGAAGAACCAAAGGTTGTTGATCCACCTGATGATCCACCTGTAGTTGCTCCAGATGAAAGACCAGAACCACCTCCACCTGCTCCAACCATTTTTACATGTAAGTATGTCGTGCCACTTGGAACGGTGTATGTTCCTGTACCTGTTGTATAAACTGTTATTTGAGGTGTAACCACTGGAAGATTAACCGTTGCACTAGATGCATTTAGTGTTGCACCAGACGGAACACTAATCGTATCCCCACTCGCACCTAGGGTTAATGTGGTTCCTGATTGAGGTTCTATTGCATCAACTTCAAGTTTGCTCATTAGCTACTCTCCTTTGGGTATTTATTTTTTACTGCGTTGATAGCATCTTGCCAAGTATTAGTACCATTAACTTTATCCCAGTATTGCATATCTAGTTGGTCTTGAATAGATGGATATTCTTTTGCTCTATCTCTTTGATATTGGTTAGCTTCGTATTCAGCTTGTAACTCTACTATTTTAGCTTGTATATCTTCTTTAGAAATTGGTGTTGTTCCGTTATGCCATTCTATTTTACAAGTGTTAATATCATCTCCACTAACTGAAACTTCTGCGTTAGGATTTATTTTTAGTATTGCTTCTATTATCATAATTTTATCCTGCTATTTCCATCGCTGTTATCATTGAAGAAACACTCATATAGGTATCAGTTGCTCTGCGATTTAAATAAATAGTTCCACCTGAAGTTTTCCATTGAATTTTATAAGTTGTTGCTGAAGTAGTTGATGGTGAATCTAAATATTGAGTTGATTGTTTCCACAACGCATTTCCACCAGTAGTTACGTCATTTATAACAACACCTGTTTGTTGAAAAGTTGCACCTGAAGTACCAACTGCTAAATTAGTTGAATTTCTTACTAAATTCCAAGCAACTAAATTATTTGCTGTACTTTCACTAAGTGCCATATCTACTAATACAAAAATTTTACTTGAAGTAGATGATGGTGTTATTGAAAGTGATAAACCAGATATATCAACAGCACTAGTAGAAGTCGTACTAGTAGTAGTAGTTAATACAGTTTGCACCACTTGCAAAACCTTACCCATACCTGAACCAGGAGTAGCACCACTCCCTAAAGTAACCGTATCCCCTGACGCTCCAATGGTAATCGTGTCACCTGATTCGTTGATGATATTATTACCGTTTTGATTCTGGATCGTGTCGACTTTTAATATAGATGACATTATTCATTTCCTCCGTTATCTATAACAGTGTTTCCTTCTGAAATCCATTGCTGGATAGCTTGGTAATCTGAATTATCTTCAGCTAATGGTACGGACAGTTGAATATTACTATTCACGTAAGTAACAATATAACCAGCTTCTTGTCCATTAAAATAATATTTTGTAACTGTATCAATCATAATTATAACTCCGCATTTAATCCTAAATAAGCTGACGCACTATTTAATTGTACCCAACCGTTTGAACCAGATGTACCAGTAAAACCATCATCTGAATAAATAAGTCCATTTAAATAATTAGGTATATAAATTTTTATTGAATTAAAATCTTCAGTAGCTCCATCTCTTTGATAT